CTTCTAAATAGATACAACCTTCTGGATTACAGATGTTATTGTAATAACCACCGTTACCATCTGCAGGGAAGTTAGCTTGTGCTCTATTAGATAGACCTGATACGATACCTTGACCATATTGTTGAGTAACAACTCTAAACAATAATGATTTAGAATTACCATTGTCATCAAATAAAGGTGAACATGGTGAATCTGCATCTAAGAAATCAACTGTAGTAAATAATCTTAAATCAGCTAAGAAAGATTCAGTATCATATTCGTTTCCATCAGGACCGATTAATTTACCGTTACCAACATTAGCAAAACCACACATTTTAACGATTACTTTTCTAACGTTTTGTCCGTCATAAGCTCCGTCCGCATCCTTTAAACTAGAACCATCCCAAACTTGTGCAACAGTGTCAACAGTAATTGCAGACCACTGACCTTTAGAATAGTCAAACAATCCTGGAGGGTCTAATTGACCTTCATTACCTTCGTAGAATAAATCATAAAGACTTTTCTTGTAAGTAGGATTGTAAGTACCTGTTCCAGTAGTATAACCTTGACCAGCTTTTGCTTCGTCAGCAGTTAAACCATCTACCGCACCTACAGGTCCATAATGTTCTCCTGAACCACCTTCGTAAGTAGTAAAGTCGTAATCACCGTTGTTATAACCTTGGATTTTAGGTACGAAGTAGAACAATTTACCGATAGGTAAGTTCATAGCTTGTACAGAAACGATATCGTTCGCCAATAATTTAGAGAATACACGTCTAACGATTGGGAAAACTACAGTTTCGAATGAACCTGATGAACCGTCAGAAGTTGCTTCATTGATTAGGAAAGACGCTTGGTTCTCATATAACTGAGCCACGTTCTCTTTTAAGTGTCCTCTTAGACCCTCTAGGAATCCTAATCTATCCCATTTGTTAATTGTATCTTCTTTGATAACTTTAAGGTGTTTCAAACCGATGTTACCAACAAGACCTGATTCTAATAATGCTCCCATTTTTTTATTTTTAAATTGAGTTTATTTTTATTTTATGTATATAAATATACAGTTTTTTAAAAAAGTTTATTTTTATTTAATTTTTGTCATCAAATCCTTCATTCTAAGGAATTGTGGATTCTCATAAGTTTTACTTTCGATAAGGTTTGTAGACGAACCAGTTTTAGGTGTTCTAACAACTTTGTTTTGTACACTTTCAGTGATTGTGTTAGATGGAACATCTCCACTTAGTTCTTCTTTTATCGTTTTGTAAAGATTTTTAGATTCTTTGATAGTTTCAACATTATCAAATCTTCTAAGGATGTTTATTTTTTCTTGTTTAGTTGTTGAATGTTCAGTAAACAATCTTGTTGAATATGCTAAGTTTGAATTAAAAACCGCAACTTCGTCAAGTTTCTTTCTAAAGAAATCCAAAGCCTTTTTATATTCTTCGTTTTTCTCTTGAAGTAATTTTAATTCTGCGTTTCTAGATTCTCTTACAGTGCTTGGTGCCGCAACTCTACCTCTTTCAGCTCTTCTTCTATATGTCATAGTTCTTGCCGCTTCAGTATGTTCTGCCGAATCTTCACCTTCAGGACTTACCAAATCCTCTTCAATCTCTTCTGTCCATTCTTCTTCCATTTCTGAGTATTTCTCATCTTCAGTAACTCCGTGTTTAAGTTCACCTTTTGGATATTTAGCAGCAACTTTAAAGTTTCCACCTTTACCAAATCTTTTTGAACCCTCTTTTCTTTTATATGAAACTTTGTCCATATTTGGAGTTTTACTATATTTGAATGATTCAATCACAGACTCTAAAGTGTCTTGGTCGATTTCGTAAACATTTTCACCGTCCTCTTCCTCAACGTTATCATATTCTTCATCAAAGTTGTACATCTCTTCAACGTTATCATAATCTTCATCAAAGTTATGCATTTCCTCTGTGTGATATTCTTCATCAAAATGATGATCACCCATTTCATTCAAATCTGGGAATTCTTCATCCATGTAATTTTCCATCATACCCATAGGTTCTTCCATTTCTTGTTCTTCTTCACCACCAAAACTAATTAGGTATTCAGTGTTATTATTATTATCAACTAAATGAATATCTCCATCATCTTGTTTTTGAATAATAATTCCATCTTCATCACCCATAGCCTTAAATACACGTAACAATTCTGGCATTGATGCCTGTGTCATGTTTAGTGGTGGCATTTCTTCATTATCTCCTTCAATTTCATTACCATCTTCTGGTTCTGTAACTTCAGGTTCTTCTACACCTTCTTCATCAGATACAGGTTCTACAACCTCTTCTTCATCTTCGACATCAAACTCATCCTCTACAGGTGGTTCTTCAACGTCTTGTTCGTGTAATCTTCTATCTCCTCTAAGAGATTCTTTTACTAGTTGTGAGATTTCTTCCTTCATTGTAGAAGCAAGTATTCCTTTTGCATTTTCACTAATAGCTTCCTCTATTCGTTTCATTTGTAATAAAGCCTCTTCAACTACAGACTTTTCTTTTTCCATAATATGCAATAATTTATGCTTTTGGTTTATTTTATAAATAAATATATCACATTTGATAAAAAGTTAGTTTTAGATAAAAAGTAATTAAAATAAAAAAGGACACCAATAGGTGTCCTTTATCAAAAAAATAATAAAAGTTATTCAATTACCTCATCAATTTTACTTTCTACAATTGCTGTAATTCTCCAATCCATTGTGTATGATTCATACGCCTTTGTGACTTTTGCTTCAACATCTGTTGGTGAAAAACCTTTGACTAGTTTTTCCTCTTTCATTTTTTTTACTTTTCCTGTGTTCTCGTCAACCATATCAGTTGTGACTCTTGCTACAAAATACTTTTCATCCATGTTATTTAATTTTATTTTAAATAATCGGATAATCTTTTCATTAAGTCAACTGATTTTTCTAAATCACTTCCATTTATTTTCTTTTCTTCTTCTAACTTCTCTTCATACTTAGGTCTATCTTCTTGATTTAAATATAAGTAAGCCCCCGGTGTGGATGGTGACGAAACTAAATCAAAACAAATTAATTCGAAATCATCCTGTACTTCGTTTTGATCTCCTTTTTTCACTAAAGAACCGACACCACGAGAAGAAACCCCCATAGTAACACCTTGTCTCATCATATTTGCCGCCACATCTCCTTTAGATGATACCACACCTCTTTCGTGAAACCCTGGTGTTGTTAGTAATTTAATTTTACCCATTAATACATTACCTTCCCACCATACATCAGTAATTAAGTGTGCGACTCTATCTAAATCTATAAGTGAAGATTCAGGGTGATTAAGTTCAGAAATTGACATCCCCCTATTAATAAGTTCTTTATATTTTTCAGCTTCTCTTTTTAAAATCTTTTCAGGGTATACTCTTCCGTTTCTATTTGGTACACCCCATTTTTGTAGTGTAGCATAAAAAACAAATGGTTTTGAGTGGTCTAACTGCCCATAAGATTCATTTATTACTGAATTATTTCTTGTGTCGTTTGGATTGATTATTCCTGCATCCCACTCAACTAAGATCCCTTTACCTGTATCACTTGGTCCTAAAATTTTCATAATATTTTATTTATAAATATTGAATTATTTGTCTTTTGACATATGCAACGAAAAATACTTACTTGATTTTAAGTTTTCATAATAAATATAGTCCAATATTTTTTTTATATTATGTTTGATTGTATTTGATTTGAACTCAATTGTCGGGTCTGAAACAAAAAGTGTGAGTTCTAAAGACATGAAACTTTTTTTGTTATTTTGTATTCCGCTAGTTCTTAAATCTAAATCTAAAATTTGTTTTGATTCGAAAACTTCTTTATTATTTATTTCTAATAGTGTGTGTAATATTTCCCTTTTTAATACCCCTGCAACCCTATCCCAATTATCACACTCTAATTTTGGTTGTACCCATGTTTGTAAAACTAAGTAAATCGATTTAAAGTTTGTTGAGTCTACAGTCCCATATACACATTTAGCATCTTTGAAAAGATTTAGTTTTACACTTTTTCCTTTTTTCATTTTTCATAATTATGAAGTTTATTTGTTTACGTAATAATAAAAAATATTTTCACGGTTGTCAAAAATTAAAAAAATTCCTACTATTTATATTAGTAACACCAAAAAATTTATGATTATAATTGAAGTAAAAAATGAAAAATCTATTGAACAAGCATTAAAGGCTTATAAGTTCAAAGTGTATAAAACAAAACAAATTCAAAAACTTCAGGAAAAACAAGAATATAAAAAACCCTCCGTAAAACGAAGGGCTGAAATTAAAAAGGCTCAATATAAGCAAAAGAATCAGTTAGATTCTTGATTTTTGTCTTTTTTTCCAAAAATCTTTTCAGTAGACGTAAGACCTAAACATCCGAACGCCAACATTGCAACAGCATTTACTAAAGTGTCAGAAGGTTTAATATCTCCATGTGAATAACTGTTAACGTACAAGGTTATACATAAAGATACCCCACAAAGAACACCAACGAATCTTTTTGAAGATGCGTTACCATCACTGTCCATAAACACTCTACTAAACGCACTTAAAAATTTTTTCATAGTCCCAAATTAAGTTGTTTTAGTTTATAATAATCATAATGGTTACATTCAGAATCCATTACTTTCTTAATCGTTTGATTTATTGTATTTTGTAAATCAATATCTGTCGATTCGTTCAAATTAAGTTTCAATTTATTTGAAATACTTTCTTTTAAATCTTTCATTTCTTTTTCTAAATCTTCATTAGAAATATTAGTTATTGAAAAAATTTCTTTTAAGTCGCTCTCTTTAAGATTTAATTTTTCTTTCAATGAGTCCTCATATACTTTAACCATTGTTGAAATTGGCATATTAACGACCTCTGTTTTATTATTAATTTCTGACTGCTCTTTAATTAATGTGTCCTTTATTTGTTTTTTAGATTCTAAAATTCTTTCTAGATTTTTTATTGAGTTTTGATAAATTAAGTTATCAATGTCCTTATAATTATTTTTATCTGATTCAACAATTTTACTTAAAAAAGTATCTAATAAATTTATTGTTTGAATATTATCTTTTATAAGAAATTTAGAATACTCAATATTTTCATTAATGTATTCATCCGCAATATCTCTATCTAAACCTTTACTTGTTGATAGGTCGTCGTAAATATAATAAAGTTCAGCCAAATCTTTATTTTCTAAAACTAACTTATTAAACACGTTCATTACAATCTCGAACATATCGGTATTGTATGTCTCTGCGGTTACTTCTTCAATTTTTGTTTTTATATTACCAAAAGTATTCATATTTTTTTATTATAAATATCTATTTGTTTAGTAAATCAGAAACCTTCTGATTAATTTCCACTATTTTGTTTCTTCCTTTAGATAAATCTAATGATGTATTACCATAAAAAAGACGATCTTCTAATATTAAATCTAAGTCATTTTTTTTGAAGTTTTCAGGTGTTACCCCCGCAGCACCACCGGCTTCAG